CGTTTTATGCACGACCGCCGAATCTAAGGCCACACTAGATGCGGCAACTCCCGAATCTATTAATTTTCCAGACGTATTTGAAAATTTCGGCAAATTATTTGCCACACTTGCGCCAGACAACGTGGAAATATTTTCAAAAACTGAATTTGTTTTATTCCAGATATTGAAGGTTTGCTGATCTGTATTAAAAATCCCCAAACCTTGCGGCGCATTTGCTATATCGAGTATCGCGTCTCTTTGCGCGGTTGTCATCGCCGGATACATGACCGTGCCTTTTTCTGTTGAATAGAATTGCGCAACGGTGTTATTAATATTTGACGTGCCGGTCCCCAAACGAAACCAATTTGGGTCAGAGGTGCTTCGCCAATAGTAGCCATTCCATGCCGCGACGATTTCATCGTTTGTTAAGCAGACACCTTGGCCGCTGGCGCCGTAAATACAAAACGCCGCGGAGGGGTCGTTAGGGAGATAAATACCAACATTTGGGTAGTTCAGAGAATGCTCGTACGCATACTGAATATCAGAATTTGCTGGGAAATTCATTGGCGCGGTTAATGTAAGAGTGTTGGCATTCAGATTGCTTACACCCGTGCCGCCATTTAGCGGTGGCACGGGTGCGCCTACGGCTGCAAAAGTAACGGCAATTGAAGCTAATAATAATTTACGCATGTCACACCTATACTTGAATTTGATATGCGGCCAGCATACAAATTATTTTATTACCCGCACCTACGGCTGCATTTATTTCAACATCTAATTTTTGCGCGATTTCGTCAGATACGATTCGGTTTATTTGCCCGTCTGCTAAATTCATAGCTGCGGAATCAACAAAAGATAAAGCACCCCCCATAGCCTGATTATCTGCTGTAAAATCCGGAGCTATAGGTAAAGTCACGCCGAGATTAACTAAATCTGCCGCCAACTCCACATTAAAATTAAGCAGGCATATCACGATCTGGCCTATTCTCACAAAAAGCCCTAAAAGCGTAGTTGCAGAAATAATCCCAGCCCCGAGCGTATAGCTGGGGTTCCATTCACCAAATCCCAAACCCGTAACTTGCGCAGTATCTGCAAGTTGCAACTGATCATTTAATTGATTTTTAAGTTGCGCAAATGTCTGATTTTTTGGAAGATGCGCCGCGCTTTCATCGCTCCATATTGATAAGTCAGTATCCCCTAAAATCGGCTTGTTTCCAAATTCATATATTTGTTTATTTGCCATTTTTTTTACTCTTGGTATACTATTGGTATATTTTCATTGTCTGAAATAAAATTTCCTAAATTATCTATTAAAAAGCCAAGAACCCCCGGCGGGCTATCTGTTTCCTCGTCTTCAAAAATCAGTAATAATTTTTTATCTGCATTCATTTATATTTTATATTCCCAAAAATCTCATTAAAAAATAAGAGCCAGTAGCGCCCGCTAGCGTAACATTATTTGGAGTCCCATCTTTATTGGCAAGAAAATATCCTTCTATATAATCATTATCCGCCAATACGACCTCTGTATAGCCCCAATATAGATAATTCGGCAGTTGTCCGCCAATTGTCGGCTCATCAAGTGTATCAATCAACTCCAGGGCTGAGCCATTTTTATAAAGAGAAAATCTGCAAACAGCATTAGTAGCAGTATCCGTTGCATTGATATTTCTAAAGGCTTTTGCCAATATGCCCCATCTGCCAGCAAAGCCAACAGGAACTATCCCTCTATGATTTGCGGTATCAAAAATATTAAAAGCATTTTCCCCAGGAAATGCAGTATTATATAAAATTTTAGTATAGGTATTATTAGCGGTAATGACTTGATTACTACCAAGATAAACTTTCGCATAAAAGTTTTTTGGGATAGAGCTTTCATTATTTAAAAGAACAAAATCCCCAGAAGAATATATCATTTCATAAAAATTATTTAATACTATTTGGGTTGCAATTAATGGAGTTCCATCAGGGTTTTTTATATCGACAGTTCCAATATTATTGACATTAACTGCCGACGCTCCCGTATTCGTATTTGCTGCTTTAAATCTTACCCTCATGCCATCAAAAAACTCAATAGGGGCTTCAAAGTCTTCTACAGGCATTAAGATATAAGCATTTGCAGTACCGCTATCGGCATAAAAATCACTACCCGCAGTATAAATAGCTGCTGCTTTTGCAGTTTGCGTCTGATCCAAAATATTTAAAGTCTGTCCAGAACTTTCAATCAGATTATCGCTTTCAGAAACAATATTATTCAAATCAACATCATCTAATTGTGGGGATGATCCGTTTACCCATATTTTATTTGTAATTGCCATATTTTTACCTAATTATTTTTATATAATATTAATGTTTGAGCGGATTTTAATTTATTAAAGAAACATTGAATAACGCTAGCGCTCGCATTTTCTAAACTATAGGGTATGTCATAAGGTGGCACATTAACCTCTACTCCATTACCTATAATTATCCAAACATATCTAGATTCTGGCGCCCCATATTCTAGCGTGAGCGGAATATCGTAAGGCGGATTAAAATCAATCTCGCTTAAATGTTCTATGGTAATAGAAAATCCTAAAATGGCAGCTAAATCAATGAAATCTTGTTCAGTGCTGGCGCCACGCGCTGCTATTTTTGCTAAAACTTGCCTTCTTCTCTGGTCTAGCGAAACAGTATTCGTGAAACAATCATCCGGTATTCCTACAGCGCTTTCCCATCTATCAATTAATAAATTAGTTATTCTAATATCATAATCATTTGTAATATCATAAATTAATTGTTCAATCCTCTGCAATTCTGCCGAAAAACCTTTAAATAATTTATATAAATTACTAGTGTTAATGCCTTTAGCATTGAAAATATTTCCACCAGGCAGAAAACTTAATAACGCTTTTGCATGCTCATCTTGAGTGTGTAAACTTATTGGCGATGTCATATTAACTTAAAAAATTTATAGATCCTGGAACAGCTATTTGTCCAGGAGAAACATTTATCAGGCCAAATGGCTGTATTAGCTGAAAATTAGTAATTTGCAATCCTGTTACTGGATCTATTGTTTGATGAATAGCGCAATTATATAATTCATCCGGCACGTCCGTCCCAACATTAGTTTGCTGTATAAAAGCTTGTATAATATTATTTTTTAATGCAGTGCGCATACTATTAGAATCTGGCGTAATGCTTGCAAAAACAAAATCAACAACTTTAGGATCTGGCGCTAATACAATCACATTATTTTCCGACATATCGGCTGGCTTGATAGTTAAAAGAGTATTTTTTACGTTGAGCACATCTTGCCCACTTGGGATAATATTAGCGTCGTTGTCTCTCACAAAATAAACGGTAACTTGTCCTAAATATGGCGTTATTGGAAATACAAAAACCCTTGTAACTCCTGATACGGTTTTACATAGTGTTTCAATTTCATATGGGTTAAACGGCGTATTTGGGTATCTATATTCATCTTTTACTCTCAATGCATATGAATTATCGGATTCAATATCAGCCCCACCTGTTACCCCATCATATTGCACGTATGCCGTATTATTAACGCCAGATATTTGAGAGGAGAACTTTAATGCTTCACCAGAAGATAAATTATTCTCTACACCATATCCTACAGATAATACCGGCACTGATGCACTATTTTCTTGTGCAAAAATGTTGCCAGTTGCCGGCGTTACTGGTGTTGATGATATGGGATATTGAAAAGTTTTTTGTCCCGTTACTAATATTTGCGCTGATATATTATATTCATTTTGATCTGCGCCAGTAATACTCACTATTGTTCCTGATGCAAAGTTGTGTATATCACTGGTTTCAACAAAAGCAATCCCGCCAGAGCGACTAATAGATAAAACATTTACTTGATTATTTGCAATAGTTGCTTGTGCAGTAGTGACGAACTGCAATCCTCCCTGAGTGGTTAAAAAATTCCCCTGGTCAATTGTTGAATCTAAAACGCCATTTGCTGTTAAAGTCCCCCTGCTCTGAGTGGCTGCATTTTTTGTAATATTGACATACGACCCCCATCTCTGAAGAAATGTTCCCGTGGCTGTATCTGGGAACATTTGCTTGAGGGATTGCTCAAGTTGAATATAAAATTCGTAATTCCTGCCAGAATTTGCAGAAATTAAAGCCGCCAAAAAAGAATTAGCTAAAAATGGATTAGAAAATTCCAGGGTTGCTTGAACATCAGTTTTTGACCTGGCATCTATTTCTTTTCTTGATGTTGGAAATTCAATAGTCATTACGTGATCTGCACATTTATATTAAAAAAACCAGTCTTTAACCAAGAATTATAATAATTAGTTGTTGTAGAGTCTTTTCCAATATAAATAATAATATTTAAAATCATCCCATCCTTATTGATAGAGCCATTCACGGTAACGCTTTTCGCATATCCCTGCGTTACGAACCAAGAAAAAGAATTTTGCAAATAAGTGATCGCGCTATTTAGCGTATCTTGTGTTTTTCTGGCCTGAGATAAAAGCCAGAATTTTGATCCTATTTCGAAACCCTGAATGTCAGAAAGAATATTGCCCCACCACCCTCTTCTTTGTGATACATCCCTAATCTCTGATGCATCAGCTCTTTTTTCGCATAATAATGTCATTAAAATAGCAGTATCAAAAGAATTTGCGCCCAGCAAGTCGCCATTTTGATCTAACTGAATATCATAAATACCTTGACTATTCTCGCTAATTTGTAAGTCCAATCCAGATGACATTAATTCGCCTTGTTATTTGTGGAGCCGCCAGTTATTGTGCCAGGCCATGTGCCCGTATCTGTAGTTACTTCTACGCTATCGCCGCTTCTGGCTAAACCGCCGCCACCCGCCCCGAGATTAACTCCCCCAGCAGCGTTTATATTTACTGAGCCTGCCACATTTATATTTACATCGCCAGATACAGTAATATTAAAATCTTTAGCAATTGTTAATTTTTTATCATTCTTACAAACAATTTCTATGTCTCCATTTTTTTTCATTATTACACTGCTGCCACTTACTGGGTTTTGCATGAAAACCTCAGATGGCTCTAATCCTTTAATTCTATTTTTAGGATCAGAAACAAAAGCGGCATGCATATCTTCTTGCCCCATAATTGGGCATAAAACAGCAAAAGAGCCATTCGGCGCATTGCCGCCAAACCCGTAAGGCCACATAATAAAAGCAGTGCTATTTTTACCCAGAGATTCCATTTGTACTTTTTGGAAATCTCCCGAATCGTCAGTATCGTTAGTAGTCGTCGCGTATCTCATATCATTTATCATTATTTAGCGTAACTTTTACAGTTGAATCATATTTTAAACTAACAGCTTTGCCATTTTTATTTTTATCTTTCAAGTCAGAATCTATTTTTCCTTGAATTATGTAAGCGTCCGGCCTCATAAAAGTTAATGTTGTTGTAGATCCGCCATCTAACGTTAAATTAAATTCCACGCTATTTAGCAGCAAATCAGAATCTACCCCAGCCACTTCATCGCTGACCTTTAATATAAGATTAGTATCCCAAATTTTACCACTTGGCATTTTGTAGCCATTCATCACAACGCTGTATGTAAAGCTCCTGGCTTTCCTTATGTTTGCTTCCCAAGAAGCTCTTTGTCCTAGATTATTAGTATCAGAGGAGTTTTCAGACAATTTATTAAAAACTTTCCCCGCGTGAATTCCATTATCAAAAGATGATGATGATGGAGACGATTTAACTGTTGATATGTCTTTATAATTAGCTATTTGGCTATAATCACCGCTATCTACAGATACAGGATTCAACTGTGACCAAAAAGTATACTTGCTAAATCTCTTAGATATATCATAATTATAGGATGCTGATTGAATATTATTTTTATTATTATTTTTTTTATTTACTAAATAACCAGTCTCATTTATTTGGCTAGCTCTTGTTAAAACAATATTAGAATCACCATCAGACGTTAATATAACTTGTCTTTTCCTAGCATATTTTTCTAAAAAGTCAAATATAGTTTCGCCAACTTCAGCAGATACCACGTCAGATTCAGAGTAATCTTCTAACCCCCCCACTTTGTTAATAACGCCAATCCCCGCTATTCCAGAAATACTCAATGTTCTTTTTATAATATCAACTAAAGATATTGGTGTAGAAAATTGAACATTACCGCCTATTAAGCTTTCCACTACGTCTGACGTTTTATCCCTGCCTGAAACAGTCAAAGTATGATTTTTTGAGTCATAAGAACCATTGATAACTTCTATTCTGCCATTAATAATTATCGTATCATCAATCTTTATCTGACACTCATCATCAACTTTTGCGGGAAATGGTTGATTGTCCGGGTTAACAACCACAAAAGAAAATGTGCCGCATAAAGAATCCATACTTTTTTTAATATTAATGCTTTCGTATGTTTTATATGGCGTGCCTTTTATTATAAGAGTTATCATTTTGTAAGTATATTGATTTTGCCCTCAATAAAACTAACATCAAACACGCTATTTATGTTGGCAATATTTTGATCTTGATCTAAATTTCCATAGTAATTATAAACTAATATCGTAAGAGGAACATTATCAACATTTATTTCTGTCAATTTAAACGCACTTAATTCAGCATTTTTAAAAAACAAGCCAACATCAACGAATATTTTTGATAATTGATTGATGGAATTTATAGATAAAAGGTTGTTAGCAGTGATTTTCAAATATTGATCATTCAATATGTTAATTATATCCTCTATATCATCGACAGTAGTGTAATCAGAAATAACGGCATTATTGCATGCATAGATAAAAGCATAATATTGAATCAATATGTTTAGTATTGATCTATTACTTAAAAGCTGATCATACGAGACCGTTTCCAAATCTATATTTGTGTCTTCATCGCCAAAATCAAATAAATAACTATACATTTCCACTGCATCATTTGGTGATAATGCTGCATTATTTGCAGATACAATGATATTCGCTACTGCCTGTATTAATGCATCAGGATCAGTTATATAACTTAAAGAAGATTCGCTAAATTGAATTTGTTGCGCATAAAAATCATTAATATAATTTGTATCTGCTGGGACATTGGAAACCGCTGCGGAAACTGATGTCGGGATAGAAGATATTTTAGCCCCGGCATCATAGAAATTGGCTGGATATGCAAGAGATACATTATATATAGATTTAAAATCATTATTAATAAAGTTTTCTGCTTCATTTACATCATCGAAAACTTGCTGAACGCTGCCAAGCACTGACTCTATAGATGGGTTTTGTTGACTCTCATTTAGAGTTATAGTGAATCTTGCTACGTTTACTTCTGAAAAACTCTCTGCTAGACTATGTTGCCCAGGCGTTACATTCACATTACCATAAAATGGGTGGGATAATAAACCTATGCCCGGCTGATTTAATTGGTTTATTAAATTATCCCTGTTTGCAATATAATCAGAACCAGCGCCGTGGACAATCGCAGTTAATGTAAATATTCTGTTATATAAACCCAAATCCTCAATAAATCTTATGTCGCTCAGCGGGAATTCATGAATAACATTCTTTCTTCCAAAAGCCACCTCATGGCTTTCTAGCAAAAATTTAGCCCCGTTATACGACCCAGGGTATGAGTGATCCAAAAATGACGACACTTACATAGCTCCCAACATTCCTATCATGTTCATGCCAACATTCAAATTCGTATTTCCTTTGGATTTTGACTCTACACTCTGTACGTTATTACCCTTATCTTCTATATGAATATTTACATCTGAAATAGACTTGTTCAGCATGCCAGAACCATATGGCGACATACTTTGCGTAATGCCAAGCGGCGATGGGATTGCCGTATTGCCCAAGGCCGTTTTCCCAGAAGAAAAAACACCTTTTATTTTATTTCCAATAGAAACCAGCCTATGTTCCATATTAGTTAAAAAATTTATTAATGGCGAAAGATAGGCAATCATTTTATTTTTAAGATCATTGGTAAACATTAAGGTAGAATAAATTACATATCGTACAAATTTATGCATGCTGCCAAAATGTTTTACAACTATATCATGCATAAATCCACCTGCAGTTTCTAAAGCTATAAATGGCAAAATACAATCATATGCAGCTTCCCTTAATCCTATTAAACTAAATTTCGCTATTTTAGCACCTACAGCAGTTTTTCTTAATACTGAATTAAAAGGTATCAATATTCGGATTAAAAAAGAAAACGCAATAGCTAATACAGATGCAACTCTGATCAATGATCCTAAAACTATTAAAACAGGCGCAGCAGCAGCTAATAATAAAGCAAAATCCAGAATCATTTTTGCAAGAAATGGGTGTTGTTTAGCCCACAAAGAAAACCAATTTCCAAACTCTTTAACATATTTTGATGCTGTGTGCAAAATAGAAACCAATCCCATGCTTTTGCTCATGGTTTCGCCAATTTGTGCCAGAGAATAGAATACTTGATTTTTAAGAGAGAAAAATGCGCCACCCAGTGTCCCCAAATTGTCGGAAACAGAATGAGAAAATACCCCGCTGCCTTCTGTTGTATCTTTTATTAATCTATTAAATATTCCCGCAGTTAGCGCGCCGCCTTTCACTGCTTTTTCTAGCTCTTCTTTGGTGGTTTTTGTTTTTTCAAGCAATGGCTTTAGTAAGTTCATTTTCTCTAAAGCATCAAAATCAGTTAATTTTCCTTCAGCATTCACCTTCGCATAAGTTTCGGCAACATCACCTATTTTCAGATTAGATTCTTGCGCTATATTAGATAAATCCTGCATTATAGATACAACAGAGGTGATTTTTGTACCAGATTTTATTAGTTCACCTGCAGCTTCAGACATATCATTCATATTTGAAAATCCTTTTAAAGTAATATCATTTAATCCTGCCATAACTTCCGCAACATGCTTAGAATGACCAGTAAGATTCTCAAAGTTTTGCCTTATTTTTTCAGTATCAGCAGCAGCCTTAAATGCAAATAAAGATGATGCGGCAGCTAGGAATACATCTGCCAATTCTCTACCAGCCATTTTAACTTTTCTTCCTAATATATGGAGTTTCTCGCCCAATACAGCGGATGCAGTGACCATTTTATTCATTGCTTTATTAATTCTCTGCGCAACAGTGCTAAAATGATCAACAAACCTAATAATATACTCTATGTTAAAAGCCATATTTCACCGCTTTGAGTTTTGAGAAAAAGCTCTTTCCTGCGATAATCTCTCTTCTCTTGCTATTTCTGATGCCTTATTATATAAATCAAATATTTTAGGCCAAGGTATTTCTTGAAATTCGCTGTATGAAATAAATCCATTGACAAACTTCCCCAACTCAAGCGTCATATAATCTAAGCGCTCTTCAATTTCTTCATCAGCGATGAGATAAAAAAATTATATAAATAGGCTCCCAATAAATTTGTCGTATCTTCTGCGGACATCTCTTTATAGAGAGAATTTGTCAATGGCATATTTCCATCCAGAATCCCGCACCCGCTTGTCAATATTTCTGATAAAGCAGTGAAAAGCGGATAAATATCGTCATCAGAAGAAGACAATTGCATCATGATTCCTGCCGCTGCTTCTTCATCTGATATTTCTTGAGACTTCTCATTATTTTTTAGAGTTTTTTCTTTTTCTGAACTAGCTTGACTTATAATACATTTACAAACAGCTTGCCTTAACTTTGAAACCCACATCAAATGTTTATTTGATGGCGCTATGACACTAATTACCCACCCTTGTGTTTTCATGCCATCCTTATTGGTATAATCTATCGGTGTTGTTAAATTAAAGTCAAAAGCTTTTGTTAAATCTGCCATAAAATCCTCATTTATTATTAAACTGCTTGCGAACCTTCAAATTCTAAAGCTAAATTCTTATCGGCACCAAGGCCAACCTCATAATTATTAATTAAAACAACGCCTTGGAAAGTCCTAGAAAACCCCGTAACTAAATCTGTAATAGTAATCCCATTTTTACCAGTATTTAATTTCCATGATCGCGCCAAGTCAATATTAGTAACAGTATTCTCTATGGAAAATTTAATCGAAGATTTTTTCCCATCAACATTATCTATTACGACATTTTCAATGGCGCCACCGCCGCCAGATTGTGGCCGGACTTCTTGCGCTCCAAGCCCTTCAGTATAAACTAAACTATTTGGTACAATGTAAATTACTTGATTATTAACAGCAACTTGAGGTGCTGTAATTGCAAATTGAACCATGACGAACCTCTATTGTTTTATGTTAAAGTGTTGAAAGATAGCTGAATAGGTAATGTAATATTTCTTAATTGTGTAACTGGAATAACGCGCATTGAAATCATCACGCTACCATTTGCAAGGCTCGTGATTTGCACAACAAGATTTTTCTTGTAGAAATCCACAGAATCAGCGCCAGCGGCGACCAGCATAAACCCCTCTCCTGCTAGGGTCTGATATAATCCAGTCATATCCGCAGCAATCGTAATGGTATTTACCATTGCCGAATTTCCAACGACACTACCAGAACTGAGCCGTGTTTGGGCATATTGAGACTTGCAAAAATTAAAATATTCAACCCGAATAGCTGAGGCTGTATCAGCCAAATTTAAAAACTTGAAACTATCATCCGGGACCCCAGCCGAGTTAGTTTTATAGGTTGTCAAAATTCTACTAGCGACAATTCTATTTCCTGCCGTGTTATTTGCTAGAATGCTGCCGCCTGCGGTGTTAATTTCTTCTTCTTCAGACAAAGAAAATGACTTCCCAATGTCAATAATTGGCAAGTAAGGGAAAGGTGTATTGTGATAAGGCAGCGAGGATAAATCAACGCCGCCAGATTGATCATTTGCCTTATTGCTTACTACATAGCTTGATATATCAGCACCATCAGTTAATCGCAACGCCCTAATCGCTGAGAATTGCGCCGCAATCACATAATCTAACTCAAAAATTGCATTGCCTTTATATAGAGCATCATTGACCAATCTATTGGCTAGCACAGTTAAACTTTGAGAATCTAATGGTGTCACATTGGTAATAAAATCAGCTAATGTAGCTCGATAAGACATAATGCCAACACCATCCTGTATAGCATTTTCCACATTGAGCCTTGGATCAAGAAAGTTAGTCAAAAAGGCAAACCCATATTCTTGCGGACAACACACTGTCTGATAACGTTTTTCTCCGACAACATCAAAAACGCCAGTTAAAGTTGGGTTAAGGGTGCCTGACGCCATGCCGACCAAAACAGCAGCAATGCCAGTGATTTTTATATCAACTTGCACACCGATATCATTTCCAATTAAGCCTTTATGAACAGCATTGAGGGTAACAGCGCCGTCTTCTGATGTCGCCGTTACGGGGCAGGTCAAATCAGCATTAATAGCGGCAGCAACAGCGGTAGCCACATCAGTCTCATCATCGCCAGCGCTAACGCTAACAGCATAAATATTATTGAGACGCGAACCAACGGTAATATTGATAACGCCTGTTTGCGCCGCTGTTCCCGTAAATGTAATAGTGCCAGTAGCACGCGCAGAGCTGGCATTATCAGTCAAAGGAATGCAATCAATTTGTGTGTTTTGATTGATTTTCTTGTAGGCGCGCACCATTGCAGCCAAACAAGAGTTTTTACCAAATAATGTATCTTCCGAGTTATCATTCTGAATATTGGGCACTAAAACGCCAGTCACCGCCGTGCCAGCAGATGTCTTTTGACCTACAAATAAAACATTCTGAGGAACTGCATATATTTGGTTGTCATCACCACGAATACTTGCATTAATTCTCGGCTCGCTCATGCTAATTTCCTCTATTTGTTATTTTTGTTTGCTTATCTATGAGATTTTCTACAAGACCAACTTGCAATAATTCTGATTCTTTTTTATCGATTCTTGTATTTTTTTTCGCGTCATTTATAGCAGAAATGCAACAATCAACTTCTGAATCCTTGAATCTCCTAAACCAATATGGATCGATGGGGACATCATTATCATCACATTCCAAAGGTACGACATCTCCAACTTGATAATTTTTAAAAATTTTGTTTATTCTAAATTGTATTTTTTTCATTTTATTGCTCTTGTGAATTTAATAAAACATTAACAGATAAATCTACAATATCCATATCTGTATCCTTATTTAAAAATCTAAGCTGTACCTCTTGGAATGCTGTATTTACTTCTGGCGGTATGGCATCAGGTTGCCCGATATCTGAAACTGCCTCAAACTTGTATTCATGTATATATAAACTCTGATGATCTGCAACTATTCCATGTCCAAAAGTCGTTGTCTGACTCCATACTGGCAACTTAAGCCCAGTGGGGAAATATGATCTCAACAAAGATGCCCACAAATAAATAGCTACATCTTCTGCCAAATCCCGTGTATCACCAGCAGATGTGCTAGGAGACGGGAAAAACACATGTACTGCAAATTGATTGATTAATCTTTGCCTTAATCTATCGCCAGCAGAAATAACTTGTGTTGCGTCAGTTTCAATATTTCTGTCTTTAGTAACAGATACATCTCCTAAAATTACAAAAGCCCATAATTTATTGCCATTATTTTTATTTTGTGTATAACTATCAAGCGCCCTTTGCGGTGTAGCAGCTCTAGAAACCCTTGTATTATATCTACATTTAATGTCCCCAGTGGTTTCCATAAAATCTAATGTATCTATCAGCGGATAAGAAAATTTTGTCTCATCAATCACTGTTATTATATGCAATCCATTAAATCCCGCGTATCTATCTTCATTTAACACGATATTACCAGTCGCCGGCGTATTCGGTGTTCCAGATACTTTAAAATTAAATTCATTTCTATAAGTAGGAGAATAAACTACAAAATCACCATTATATTCTTGTTGATCTGCCCCTGAAATATTTGTTTTTTGCGGCCAATAATTATAAGTTAAGTCATGCATAAATTGCGTTTTTGCAGTCGCTATTTCCCCTTCACGATCCAAAGAAATAATAGGATTTTTAATTAAAGCGCCAGTTATATTGACTAAATCTCCTGTTTTTAAATTATGCTTACCGTTACATGTGGCAATAGCTAAGCCAGAATCCTGATAAAGACTATTAATTTGTATTTCATCGCTAAATAAATTAGTGACAATTGGCAAAAGCCTTTTTAATTGATTAACTATTGCCTCAGCTTTCATTTTTGATGCTCTTTTTTAGCTCTGATTCTATAGTCACATAAACATTTCTAGCGTTATTGTTTATAGATCTCAGCAAATAAAGCCTTTTAGCCATTTTTTTGGTCCCTTCTTCCAAAAATTTTGGATATGGCGCCTTAAAATCTTCATTACCTGCACCAAAATTTATTTCAGAAACACCAACCGCCTCAAAATCTATGCTATCTTTAAGCCTTCCAGTCATGTTAGCTGGGGGTTCGCCTGGCCTGCTTGCTATATGCGTCACTCTAGCGCCATTTATAGTTACCCTATATTTTCTACCGCCCTTTGGCTTAAATAATAAATCCTTCACCGCATAATCTTTAAGATAATTGCCAATTTTAAACATGGATTTTTTAAGGCCTCCTTTGGTCATCTCGCCCATGTTTTTAGCGCTTATAATTGCGCTTTTTGTCTTCCCTGTTACAGTAAAAGTAATGGTCATTGTAAATTCACTGGTAAATTATCAGCGCCCCTCAAGGTGGCATTGATAATAATAAATTTATTTTGTTCATTTTGGTTTTGCACATCTATTATTTTGTATCTCTTACTTGCGTACTGCACCCATTTTTGAATATCAACATCTAAACTTTTTTGGTATCTAATCGTAAATCTATGAGTAGATAGCGATATGATATTAGTTCCGTCAAATATTTGTATCCCTTTTATGGTCTCTATCATTGCCCATACTTGCGTAGGTATTGAAAAAATCTCAGTATAATCTACCGATTGACCACTCGGTGGCTGTATTGTTCTATTGAAAATAGTAATTCTTTTATTTAAATCGCCAGAACAAATCTGTAAATTAGTATTCTTTTTAGTTGTACATCCCATAATAAAAAATCTTATATAAAATCGGTTACGGAACAGGATAGCTGGTTAAATCATAAATTTTATTGATACTATAAATTGCCTTAGAAGATGGAGGAATCGCGCTACCAGCATCAGAACAATCGCAATCGCCTCGATTAGCATATAAATAATTTGCATGCATCAGGAGAGCTTGCCGCACATCTTCCGGTATATCTTTTTCTTTCTCTCCATATCCCGCAATAAATTCTATTTTTATTGCTTGTTTCACGCAATCTGTCGATGGGAAACTATTATTTTTCCATGACCAAATGGATGAATAATTCACTTCTTCCGTTATCTGATAAATACTTGGATCAACTGTTGTAAAAACATTATTTATTAGATATTGAAATAATGTTAATTCCTGAAATTTAGACCTCTTCAGTAACAAATAACAATTAAAATATTCTCTAAATGTCCTGTATTTTGTGTTTATTAAAGTCCTTCCTGTATATTTTTCGAAATATCTTGCGACAGATAGAATAATTAATTTCAACATTGCTTCTGTCTGATTATCGCACTCATCTAACGATAGAAAATTCTTCAATTCGCTGATAGAGATAGGCATTCTAACGGGCGGCTCTATCACAATGTATGGGCTATAAATTTGATCCATTATCTAACCACATCTTGCGTTATAATCGTTGTTTTAAAGCAATTATCATTGAAATATAGTGTTGCTTCTTTTACTGTTCCATCGTTAAACTTAATTTGCAGGCCGATAGGGTAGCTATCTTCATCTAATGTTAAA